AAAATATAAAAAAAAATATATTTCCTTAAAATATAAAAAATAATTTATTATTTCTTTTTTTATTTATATATGAATATATTAATTTTTTTATTAATTATAATTTTAATTTTTTTTTATTTTTGTGAAAAAAATGAAAATTTTGTATTATTAAATAAGAATATTAAACAAAAAAATACTATTACTTCAAAAATAGATAATACTGGAATTAAAATTTTTGGAAAAAGTTCAATAAATGATACAAATTTTAATTATCCACCATTAAATATAAAAAGTATTAATTCTTCTACAACCAATATTAAAAATTTATTTCCTCAATCAGTAAAAAAGAGTATATCTGTAACTCAGAGTAATATTATTACTTAATATTTTTGGTAATTTTTTTATTTCATATATGTTTATAATAAATATCCCAATCATATGTATATTGATAAAATTGTTTAAAAAAACTTTCACCGTATTTAATAAATCCATCACAACAAATATTTAGATATTTCTTGTTATCCTTATTTTTATTTATTTCTTTAATTTTAAATTTTTCGGTTGGAATATAAGTGTAAATAATAATTTCTTCTGATAATATTATTTCATTACAATTGACAAATTTATTTGGAATAATTATTCTTTCATATCCTATTTCTCTTTGATCTAATTCTACTAATTCATCTTCTTCTACGTTAAATATAATACCATTTATATAATCACCATTTATATTTTTTTCTAAACCTAGCGCTATTTTATTTATATTTTTATCATAATAATTCCATTTTCGTATATAACCAAAGTCTTTGTGTATCGTTGTTATAATACTTTCAGAATTTCTTTTTAATGTTGTATTTCTAGATCTATTATTAACTAATGATCCGTATCCAAATATATATTTTTTCATCTTCAACTAAATTAATATAATAAAATAATAAAATTTAGGTATAAGAATCATGTGATTAAAAAATATAATATAAATCAAAAACAAAAAATTATATTTATCTAATTATATGAATAAACCTATATTTACTGATATTTACAGTCTTTTAACTGAAAATAATGAAGAAATATATAATTATAGTACAGGTATTGAAAAAATTGTTGCAATTAACTATGAATTGTTAAGAAATGATTTTAATTTTTTTAAGTCTATGAATAATAGTGATATAGATAAATATATATTAGAAACATGTATGTATATTACAGAGAGAAATTATGCTCTTAAAAATAAAATAATAAAAAATTATGAAATTATAAAAAAAAAAATTATAAAAAAATCATTTCAAGATTTTAATATTTATCGTCCTATAAATTATGGTAGATCTATCGTTTGTGTTGAAAAAAATAAAACTAATAGTTTACTAAATGATCTTATAAAAGAAATACAAAAAAATGAAATATCATATGATAATTTATTACATCATTTAAAAAAAAGTAGTGATAAGTCAAAAGATGATTATACTAAGAAAACTACTCATGTAGATCTTTTAATATCTAAAATATCAAAATTAAAAGAAAAATATACTTTATTATATAATGAATTTACACAAAAAATTAATGATGATTATAAAAATAATGATTTACTATCTTTTGATATAAAAGGTGTCGGATTAAATACTTTTTATGAAAGTATAGATAATAATGTAGGTGAATATTTAATTAGATACATTAATAAATTACCTACATTTGAAAAAGGTCATTCTAGTGGATTTATTTCATTACATGATTGTATTCATGAATATTTATTTGAAAATATTATATATAATATTACTCAAAAATCAAAATTATTACAATATCTGAATGTTAGTACAATTAAATCATATTGTGTAATAGATACAGGATTAATTGATATAAATGGAAATAAAATAGGTATATATATAAGACAGCCTCATAAAAGATATATAAACGAAAAAAATATATTAAATAAAGAAAGTTCTTTACTAATTCAAAGTCAATATTCTTTATATGGTATAAATACTTTTCAAACAGGTTTATACAAATTATTAAGTAAAAATATTCAAGGTACTGATAATATAAAAGTCGTTATTGATGATGAATTTTGGGAAAAATTTAATAAAAATATAAAGATTGATTTAGAACCAATATATATATTTGATTATGGACATTATACAATGTCATCTAATATATTTGCCGATATTAATCAAAATGTTTATAAAGCAGAAATGGATATATATACTAAGGATAAGAATAGTGATATACGTAATAAATATTATAATTTACCTTTATTTAAAGATATTTATAATTTAGTTAAACAAAATTGGCAAAGATGTGATATTATTAATCAAATAAAAAATAAAGATAATGATTTATTTAGATTATTTGGAAAAGATATTGAAGATAAATCGGCAAATAAAGAAGCATTTACTTATTGTCCTATAAAAAAATTATGGAAAGAAAATGAATATAATAAATCCAAAATTGGAAGAATGGATTTAACTTTAGAAAAATTAAATATTGATTATATTTACACTGGTTTAACACCTTATCTTAAAAATATAGAAGATCCTATAATACAACGTCAATCAATTGAGTATACATGTAAATTATTAAAAGATATTATTATTAATGATACATGTGAAGTTTCTATTTGTTATAATAAAGAATTTTATTATAATTTATTAGAATATAGTAAAATACATATGCTATTTATAAATGAATTATATGATAAATATAAACAAACTTTAGTTGGAGGAAGAAATAGAGATGAAAATTTTTTTAATGATAATTTATTTTATTTAATAAAAAAACAAAAATATAAATATAAATATCTAAAAAGTAGAGAAATAATTTGATATCTTTATATTGGAATTATGTAAATTATGTTTCAATGATTTATCTATAATACAATTTTTTTTTTCAAATAAATATGATTTATAATTATTATTTAATAAAATTTTATAATTAATATTATTATTTATTTTTATTGTATTATTTTCAAGATAGTCAATAATACAATTTAAATTTTCATATTTTAAATAAGGTATCGAATAATAATATGTAGGTTCTAATAAAAATAATTTATTAATTGGTAATAAATTTGTTAAATTAATTATTATTAAACCTCCTAATGAATGTGCAATAATATCTATTTTTAAATTATTATATGATTTAATATAATCATGTAATTGATTAATTAGTGAATATACACATGTTATATTATTTATATATATATATATAAATTCATTATAAACATTATTATTCACAAATGAACTTAATTCTTTATCTTCGTTAAAATTCCAATAAGTACTATTTTTAGATGGTTCAATTAAACCTGAAATAAAAAATAAAATTTTATCAGATTTTATTAAAAATTGTTTTTTAATTATATTTATATCTTTCATAGATTATATATTTAATATAAATTTTAATTTAATCAATTTTTTTAACTATTTTATAATTCTTTTATAAAACATAATTATATAAAAATGAACTTTAATTTTGCAAAATATATAAAATATAAAAATAAGTACATTAAATTATCAAATTCTTTAAAAGGTGGTAATAAAGTACCTGTAAGAATTTATAGTTTTAATGTATTAAATTCAGAAGAATTAACACTAAATATAACTTATAGGAAAATATTTTTACAACAAGAATTAGTAGATTTAGCAGTAAAATTAGATTCTGAAAGATATTTATTATTTAGAAAATGCGCAATTTTAGAAACTATTAAATATTTTATAAATAAAAAACAATGTATAGTAAGTTTACAAGAAGTTAATAAAGATTTATTAGATTCCTTTATTCAATTATTTGGTATTGAAAATGTTAGATTTAATACTGATATTGATACTATTAAATATATACGTAATGATATTGAATATCTTGGCTATAAAAATGAATATAGAGTAACAATTATTAGTAATGATTTAGAATTTATTAAAAATGTGGATATAGAATTAGATAACGGAACTGCAAAAAAAAATGCATTATATACAAAAATTGTATTAAAAAATAATAGAGATAAAATTATACAAAACATTAATGTTCATTTACATTATAAAAGTAATGAAAGTAATTTGATTGATTTTGGTAAAAGAATTTATTCTTATATTGATAAAAAAATACCCTATTATATTTGTGGTGATTTTAATAAACCCAAAACAAATTTAAAATCATTTCTTGATGTTATAAATTGTAAGGATATTATTACACCTATTGATAAAATTAAACAAGATTATGTTGATAGCAAAATGATATTAACTGGTTATACAAGTATTGATACCAGAATTGATGGTGAACATAAACTAGATGATAATATTGATTTATTTAGTGAATATAAACAAATACAAAATAAATTTGGTGCAATAATTGATTATTTTATTATTTGTTCAGATTTGGAATATAGGTTAGTTCCTACTATCTTAACAAGAGTAAATGGTAAATATATATTTTATAATTTAGGTGAAATACAAAAATTAATTTCTAATCCTTCAAAAACAAATAATGAAAAAATACATGAATGGATAACATTACGTCAAAATCACGATATATCTGATCATAAACCTATAAAAGCTATTATATTACTATAATAATTCTTTAATAAAATTGAAATTTAATTTATTTACTAGGCCTATTAATATTATATATATAGGATTTACAACCAATGTGTAACCATCGGACTTGTAAAAATTTACGTTCAAGAGGGGCTGGAAGAGGCGTTGGTGTTGTTGTTTTTGAAATGTACAATGGTTCTACACCAGTCATTCTACTTGGAAATGAACGCGGTGGACAATACCAAGGAGAAATGAATTTGTGTGCTGGAAAATTGGAGCCTTCTGACAATGGTTGCTACATCGTTGCAGCCATGCGAGAATTGAGTGAAGAATTTAAAATAAATGTACCATTCTCAAATTTTGATAATATTTTTAAAAATTCAAAAGGACGTGTACGAATTATCATGTTGGGTAAAACCCCAGTTTTAGTTGGAGTATTCCGGGGGATTTCAAGAACTCCACTAAATCAAGAAATTTCAAGGTGTAATTCAACACCAGGGCCACACAGTCAAAGAGAGATGAATTTTGTAAACTGGATTAACATTCAAACAAGGGCTCCTATTGATGCACAACTTCCTAATTTAAAAATTTCATCATTTGCACAATCATTGATTTCAAAACTTGATATTAGTAAACTATAATATTTTTTTATTTGTAAATATAAAAATGATTAAAAAATTATTTTTATAAAAATTTATATTTATTGAAAATGTAATTTTAATTGAATATATTTATTTTTATATTTTAAATATTTTTTTTTATAAATATCTTCTATTGAACCACCAGCAGGATTTTTTTCCAAATTAGTTATAATAAATTCTCCTTTTTCATTTTGTCCTATAGATACCAAAACTTTTTCTTCCTTTTTAAAAACTTTAATTTTTTCCATATCTTTATTTTTATATTTTCTTTTTGTTTTTTCACCATCTAATTGTATTTGGAGATAATTACTACCACGCATTGTAACTTTACCACTAAAACGTCCATCTGCTTGAGCTCGTACTTTTGGTTCTGTTTTATCATATCCTTCTGTTTCGCTAACTACAGCACCTGCCGGTCCTCCTCTTGCTGCTTTTACTGGTGCTGATGCTGGTGCTGGTGCCGGTCCTACTACGGGTAATGGAACATCAGGAACATCATCCGCATCTGCGCCTGATGATTCTAATGCTGCTGCAGATTTAGCATCTGCGCCTGATGATTCTAATGCTGCTGCAGATTTAGCATCTGCGCCTAATAATCCTAATGCTGCTGCATATTTAGATTCTCTGTTGATTGGTAGAATATTTTTAGATTCAAATTCGTATATTTCTTCTAATCCATTAAATTGAATTAAGTATGTAGTTTTTTCTCCACTTTTTTCAACATTTAATACTTTTGCAGGGAACCATAATTGATGTTTTGCACTATACGCTAGGATAGGTTGATCTACTACATAATCATCTATTTGTTCACCATTCAGAGTTTTTATTAGTTGCAATAAGTATTCAATAACAGCTATTGTTTGAATATCATTATCCAAATCTTTTACAAAGCAATCTTGTAATACTTCTAGGTCGTAGTTTTGAAGCCTAATAGTGTCTGTACTACATATACCATTTTCCAATAACAATTCATTCAAATGATCTTTCCATCTCATATGAGATATAACTTTTGATAACAATTGTCTATTAGTTGAGTTTCTTTTTCCTTTAATATTATCATCAAAAGCCATTACATCCATTGCTTCTGTAAGACTAATCGAAGGATTATATTCAGGTAAATTTAATACTGTTTCTCCAAAATTATGATGAGGATATATACTCTTTATAAATTCAGTTAAAGTTATTAATTTATAATTAGGCTCACGAATATTCCTATATTTTCTATTGGCTTCTTGACGGTCACATGAAACAACACTAATAACCTGAATTCCAGCTTTTACGGCATCATTTACCGCATTATAAATAGAATCATATCCAAGTTCATCATTACCATCAGCTGTAAAAACATATATTTTTTTTTCATGTTCTGATAAATTTGCTTGTCTATCTGTTACTAGTTTTGCAACTGCTTCTCGTTCTATTTCAGTACCATTCATTATAGCCATTAGGTCAGTTACATTTTGTTTTAATACTTCTTCTCTATTTCGCAAAATACTCGCAGTTTGATCACGTAATCTATTAGCTATAGTTAAGTCTGGCCCTGGACCCTCTTTAACCCCTTCTCTATTATATAATTTTTTTTCTAATTCTGCAATACCATCTAGTAATGAAGCAAACGTATTTTCTGGTGAAGGATAACATCCAATTGCAACTCCACCTAACCTTGGATTATCAGAATATAATTTTCTTAAAAATTTAGAAAGTAGTAGATCATTATCTCCTTTAGCAGCATTATTAATATCTATTATTAAATAATCACTTTGTTTAAAATTTGTTATTTTTTCGGCTGGTAGTGGTTCTTCGCGTGGAACTCCACAACCCATAAGCATAGCTTCATATAATTCTCTACATTTAGGTAAATTTACTAATGGTAATAAATATTGACATGCTACGGCAAATTTAATGAATTCATGATTCTCATAATGACGACTTGCTAGATAATCTATAGCCTTTACATTTCCTTGAAAAGCAGCTATCTCCAAATAATTTATTGCTTTTGGTAAATTGATAAAACCTTGTGTAAAACTATATATTTTTCCTGCCTCATATGAAGCTAGATCACAGCCCATTTCAGAAGCTTTTCCATAAAATTTCAATGCTTCACATTTATCTTCTTCTATATGACATATTCTTCTAAAATAATCAAATCTAGCTTCTCTGTGTAACTCACCCATCATAAAAAAACCAAATTTACTATTACCTTTACAACTTTGGTCTATTAAATCCCATATTTGCTTAAGATTATCTGTGATTTCCACAAGGGCGGCATTCGTTTTTGGAAATTTTGTACCATTATCATGATACATGCAATATGCTGCCATACCTTTACAATCTGGATCATCTATTACTATATCTCCAGGACCATGTAACCACCAATAAGCCTTTTTAGAATCTTTTTCTACATCAATTCTTCCCCAAATTAATAAATTGGCTAGTTCTGCTCTGGAAGGAAAGTGACCATTAGCGGCAGCATTTGTTAATAAAACTATAGCTGCCCTACATCTTCCACGAGAAACTAATTTCATAGCTTTTTTATATGTTTCTTCTGGTTTTTTTGGATCCATATATATATATATATAATAAATATTTTTATTTATTATATTATACTAAATAAAACTATTTATTTATAATTAATATCTTATATTAATTATAAATAAATAGTTTTATTTGTAATATTTTTAATTTTTTCTCTTAAATTAACAAGCCTTATAATTTTATTTTTATTTAATTTTAATATATCAATACAAAATTTTGGATATTTAATAATTTTATTAATTTTATCTATTAAATTTAAAATAATATTAAATTGTTCGATACGATTTAATTTTTTATAGTTAGATAATTCAATAATATTATTTATAATATTATTTTTTTCAATATAATAAGTAAATTGAACATATAAACTTTCAAATCTATAATAATATGGTAATAATTTATTTTTTTTCATAAATAATTTTTCTTTTTCATCTAAATTAAAATTTTTATCTAAAACTATACCAAAATCTGTTAAATATAATTTACCATTTTCATCAACTAAATAATTACCCCAGTGTGTATCAAGATGTAATATACCATTTGTTTGTAAAAAATCTAATATTTTTGTTGATTCTTTAAAAAAATATTTTACATAATTTATATCTTTTTCTATATAATTGTATAACATATTTGGTATATATTCTAAAAACATAACTATTTTATAATTACATTTTGCTCTTTCTTCTAAATATAAATGATAATTTTTAAAATTAAATCTTTCAAGTAATTTTTCATTCATACCAGTTTCAAAGTTATGATTATTATCTTTAATTATTCTATAATAATATAATAATGGAAAATTTTCAATCTCTTTTGTTAAAACCCAATTAGAAGTTTTTATATGTGTTATAAGTTCTCTCCAAGGATTAACACCTGCAGTTCCAAATCCATAATTGCAATTAACTGGAATATTATATAAATTTTTTGTATTAAATTGATTTAACACAAATTTTTCTGATAATGGTAGTTTTTTGAAAAATAAATTATTACCTCCTAATTTTATTACACCATGATCACCCCATTTTTTTATTTCTGATTGAACATTTGTTAACTCTAATATTTCCTTATCTGTTAATACTGCAAGTTTTTCACTTAATTTTTTATACAATTCGTATTTATTCATATAATAATATTATATTATATATATAATATAATATATTATAATATAATTAAATGAATTTTAAGGATAGTTTTTGTGCAAATATTTTAGCATTTGATGAAGTAATAACTAAAGAAAGTTATTATGATAGTGGTAATACTGTAATAACAGCAATACGTGAAATTAAAGAATTAATAAATTTTTTAATTAAAGAAAAATGTTTTAATGATAATATTAAAGAATGTCATTTAAATGAATATTTAAGTATTTGTGAAAAAACAAATATAATTTTAGATTTTAATGAAAAAAAAAATGAAGATTATTTTTTAGTAGGTTGGAATAAACATGGAATTTTTATTTTTTATAAAAAAAATAGTGATGATAGTTATGACTTAGGAATGATTAATGCAGGAGAAGGAGCTGAATTACAAGGAGTATTTGGTAATTTGTGTAATGGTATTATAATTTTTCATAATATAACAACGGAAAGATTAAAGAATTTTTTGGATAGATATAGAAAATTTTATGAATCAGGTATACAAACTTTTGAAACTTATAACACATATTATAGATTTTATTTTATATTATTTAACAGCTTATTTGATACAGATGAAGTTAATTTTGATAACTTAAGTGAAAATGATTGTACTAAATTAAAAATAAATTCACAAATTTTAGGCACATGTTCTTTTACTAATCATATAGGTTATATAATATATATTTTATTTAAAAATAAAGTAGATGATTATAATAAAAAATATAATGAATGGTATCATAATGCAAAACAATTAATGACAAAACAGATATATGAAGAAATAATTAAATTAGATAATATATTCCCATATGTAGGTATATATTTATACATAAGAGAAAGTAATAAAAGTTTTAAAAAAATAAAGATTAATGAATTAGATTTTAAAAAAAATATAAAATCTAAAAATATAATTCATGATAAATCTACATCTATTACAAGAAAAGAAATTTATGATGATGGTGAATACAGTTCAATATTTTGGAATTTATATGATTTTAATGATATAGCATTTAAAAAAATAATTTCAGAAAATCAATCAAATCAAGAAAAATTAAAAGAAATTATTTTTAAATTAATAAACTTTGATGAAATAAATAAATTGTATAATAGACCCTATTTTCTTACATTATTTGAATTATATAAATTAAAAATGAAAAATATTTTTTTATCAGAGGACTTATTAAAAGAAATATGGAAAAAAATAACAGGTCCTATCAACTCATTAGTAGAAATAGATAAAGATAAATTATTAATTTTACCTATAATATTTACTTTATTTCAAAATAAAAATTGGTTGAAACCATATTATTCAGAAAGAGAAAAAATGGAAAAAAATAAAAAAATATATTTATATTATTTTTTACAATTTATACCAATTTTAAATGGATATTATAAAGAAATAATTAAAGTTATAGTAAATGAAATTTTAGAAAATATAAATTATTTTCCAGATATTGGAGATAATTATCATAGCGAGGCCTATATAAATAGTGGAATTTGTTTTACACCTGAAAATGCTAGTGTAGATGGATTTTTTTATATTATGATGAATTATAAAACATTAAAAAAAGAAGAATTGCAGTTAAAAAATAATGAAGAAAATGAAGATTATAGAGATAAAGGAATTTATGTTTTTTCAGATTTTTTAAATATTGATATTACAAATAAATTAGAAAAAAAGGGTTCAAATTTAAAATTTATGAATTATGGATATTATTATGATAATAGTAATCTTTCAGATAAATATATTTATTTTAAGGATACAAAAGTGGATCCAGAAGGGAGTTTAGAATTAAAATTAAAAAATTATAAATCTAATTATTCTGTAATAAATTATATAGAATTATTTAAAAATAAAATAGAGTGTAATTTAAAACAAAAATTTAATATTACTTATTATTTTTTATATTTTTATTTATGTGAATTAGATAATAAATTAATAGAAAAAAGTATAATAAAAAGTTACGAAAATAGGGTGAATGAATTTATTAGTAATAATATAAACGATCCTATTTTAAAACCTATTTTAAAAGCATATTTAATTAGAAATAATATAATAATTAGTAATCGAAACTTTACTCTTAAAAAAGGAACATATTATTTTTCAAATAATGAAAAAAAATATTTTAATCTTAGGGATTTAAATTATAAAATAGTTGATGGAATGTGTATAGATTGTAAAGGTATCGTAAATTTTTATTTAGTAGAGTATTATGATCTTAAAATTGTTTTTAATATAAATAATTGTAATACAACGCGTTTAAAATTAATTTATAAAATAATTAATGCAGGTTATAATATTTATACAGTATTAAATTTTACTAAATTAAAAGAACATACTGAAGATTGTTTGATTGATCAAAATTATGACAGTATTAAATTTATAACAATAGCAGAAAATAAAGAAAAATTGATGTTGACGAAAAATTTAGGAGAAGATAAGCATCCAAGGTATTATATAATTAATGAAAATGATACTGAATTTAAAACTCTAATGAGTACCAAAATATTATTTTCAAATTTTTTACATTTAATTTCAATGAATGATAAATGTTATTTATTATATAATGATGTAAAAGAAGAAGGAAAAAAAAATTATTTTTATCTTCAATTATATCATTATGATTTATTTTTTGAATTAGATATTGACAATGATAAGATTTATTGTACTATAAATTCAATTAGATATGCTGTTGAATTTAATAATGATGAATTAATTTTAAATTTAGGTATTATTAAATTAATAAGTGATGGAAAAAAAAAACTACTATGTTTTTATAATTATTCATTAATAAATGAAGATATTTCATATTATCAAAATAAAGAATATTGCGTAATTTCTCCAAAAGAAAAAATGTATGAAGAAGATAGAAAAAATGAAATTTTAGATAAATTAGACGATGATTACAAAAAATATTTTTACACTATTATTGACAATTTTGAAAATAAATATATATTAAAAACAGTTGAAGATGCTTTAGCAATTTTACTAAATTGTTTATATTATAGTAGTCCTTGGTTAATTTTTATAACATATAAAAGTTTATCAGAAATAATAGTAAACAATAAAATAAATAAACATTTTATAAAATTATTATTATGCAACATGACTGGACCATATGCATCAATTATAAATTTATTATTATTAAATATACATTTATATACTGAAAAAAATTTTAATATTAAAAGTGATTATTTTTCGGAAATAACAACAAAAATAAGTAAGGATTTTAATGAAAATTTAAGAAAATATAATAATTATAATCTTAATTATTACCAAAAAATATTAGAAAAGTATGATATTTATTTAAATATAAATGCAACTTCTAATTATATAAATAATATTAGTATCGAATATAACCATAAATGGGCCAAACAAATTTATATTGATAGTAACAATACTATTTCAGATAATGAAGAAAATGAATCTGAATATGAAAATGAATATAGTTGTTTTAAATGTGAAGTATATGATGATAAAATAGAATATTGTTGGTGGACACAGGATGCAAAAGATGAAGATGGACATTGTCCACCATGTGATGAGGAAGACTCCAAAATAGGTGGTGCATTTGAAAATGACGATGACGATGTTGATCCGGATGAGTGGGTTAAGGGCTATTATAATCCCGTGATGAAAATAAAAATTACAATAAAAGAAAAAGCAGAAACAACATTTATAGAAGAGAGTATAAATAAAAAAGATATAAAATCATTAAAAATAAATTTTAATGAAAAAAAAACAACTATTAAAAATTTTTGTGATTTAATAGAAAATAATATACCAAATTTAAATAGGGAAAATTTACAAAATAATATTTGTAAAGCAACTGAATTATTCGAATATTTAATTAAGGAAAATAAAACCTATTTATTTCCAATACAAGAATTAATAATGGGATCTGGTAAATCAAGTATAATTACGCCATATATTTGCATATTAATAATCAATTATTTAATTCAAAATAAATTACGAGATAGAGAAATTTATATTGTTATGCCTGAACAATTAATAAAACAATCCTTTGAAACATTTTTAAAAAATTTATTTCCTTTACATGAAAATATTGATTTACTGATTTATCCTAATGATAGGATTTATAGTTTTAAATATAATTCTTTAATTAAAATATATTTAATTAGTGATACAGATTACAAAGCAATGTTTTTAGATAAAGAAAAAATTATAAACACAGAAAATATGTATATGATTTATGATGAAGTTGATCAAATGGCTAATCCATTAACATGTGAACTTAATATTCCGGAAGATAAAGTAAATTTAAAAAATATAAATATAATATTAGATATTACTAAACAATTATACAATAAAATATTTCTAAATAAACAGTTTTGGGAAAATATTCAATCGCATGTTAAAATAAATAATAATAATAAACATAATTATATAATATCTGAAATAAATCAAGAATGTTTAACATTTATTAATGATTTTTTTGATAAAAATATTATTATAGATACTACTAAATATCATAATTTAATAGATTATTTTAAAAAAAATATTTTAAATTTTATTTTAACAAAACAATTTAACTATGATTATGGATTACCTGAAAAATATATTACACAAGTAGAGTTAGATGTAAAATATAAATTTAAGGGTATACCATATGGTGGAGGAGATGATCCATTAATTGGTTCAGAATTTTCAGATGTTATATTATCTTATGTGCTTACATATTTTTGTTATAAATTAAAAAGACCAGTTATTAGAGAAATAGATATTAAAAAAATGATTGATAAATTAATTTCAAAATATGATAAAAAAGATGAAGAAACTAAACAAATAAAAATTTTTAATATAATAAAAAATTTTTTTAATGATGATCTTAATATTATTACTATTTATCAATTTAAACAAAATATTAATGATTATTATAAATTTATTAAAAATACAAATAATTTAATAAGTGATAAATTTTATGAAAAATATATAGAAGAAGTATTAAATTATAATAATAATTATAATCAAAATTGTAGAAATATATCATTTAATGATTTATTATTAAATAAAAATGTTAAAAATTTTATATCGTTTACTGGTACTGCTTATATTAATCCACCTGTTGAAGAAAAATTTTATTATAAAAATAATGAAATAATTAATTATAGTAAAATCAATCAGTATAATAACGTAGAACAAGCTATTCAAAATCTAATTTTAGATGATAAAAAAATAAAAAATTTAATTATGAATAAAGATAATAATATTATTGAAAATATATTTCATTGTTTATCAGAATACAGTGTATTAATTGATATTGGTGCTGTATTTATAAATTATACAAATGATCAATTTAGAATAAAATTTCAAGAAAATAGGGGTAATAAAAAATATTTAGTATATTTTGATAATGAAACTAAAATATATAATTTATCATTAAATAAATTTGAAAATAAAAATGTTATTAATAAATCTTCTAATGATGTATTCTTTTATTTTAGTAATAGATATATTACAGGGGTAGATGCCAAGGATATAATGAATCCATTAGCACATGGATTAGTAACTATAACAAACCAAACTATTTTAAGAGATTTTTCTCAAGGTATTTTTAGAATGAGAAACATTTTAGATGGTAATCAAACAATTGATTTAATAATAAATAAAAATATGATATATTGTGATAAAATATTAAAGGGTGGAGACATTTGTAAAAATTATCAAAATAGTAATTTAACACGAAAAAATTTATATTCAAATTTAAAAGAAAATCAAAATTTATTAGACGTACAAAAAAATAACTTTTTAATAAAACAAAATATTTTTGGATTAGTAAAAAAAGATTTAAAAAATTTTAATTTAATATTATTTAATGATCCTTCTAATGATACAGATTTTTCAATTTATGATGATAAAAAAAGATTATATTCTATTAATGATGATTTAACAATAAATGATATTAATATATTAAATTATGTAAATGATGATACATCAAATTTTATTAAGTGTTTGACAAAAAAATATTTTTCTTCAGAAATAAATATTATAAGTACTGCAAGAAATATTGTTATTCAAGAAGAAAAAGTGGAAGGAAAAGAGGAAAATACAGAAGAAGAGGATGCTAAAACAAAACTAAAATTGAAACAGAGAGAAAGAGAAAGAGAAAGGGATAAAAGTAGACAAATATTTGATTATAGCAGAGAAATTTTTAATATTATAGTTAAACCTAATTTAGAATTTACATATAAACGAACAAAAAATATACAAATAAATAAAGATGGAATTGTATTTTTAAATGATAAATTAGAATTTATTATTTATAATCATAATAATAATATAATTTGCATTCTTAATAGAATACAATTAGATTTATTTATAGGACATAATACATATTTTGAGATAATTCATAATTATACGTTAATTTGTTATCAAAATGATCAATATAAATTGTATTGGAAAAGTATTAATGAAGAAGAACTAATAAAAATAATTATAATTGTAAAAAAAATATTATTAATTGTTGCAGAATATATTTCTGATATATCAAATCTAGTCTTTAGTAAAAAAGAAAAAACATATATGGCGAATCATAATATTATTGAAATAATAAAATGTAAATATAAAAATATAATTACTAAATATAATTTAATTACAATAAAAAAATTAGAAGATAATTTTCAAAAAAAATATTTAAAATATAAACAAAAATATTTACAACTTAAAAATACTAATTAAAATTTGAAATTATTTATAATTAATAATATTTATAAATAGTAAATAATGGAAATACCAAAAGAAGATTATAATTCATATCTAGAATGGATTACGCAATTTGAAAAATTACCATTTTACGGCTGGTATGATAATACAGAATACAAAGAAAAAGGTGCAACAATATGGAATACAGGAAATAATAATGAAGTTGAAGTAACTCAAGTAACACGCACAACTAAACCTCCTAGTGATAATCATATATTTATAGGTTTGCTTACAGGATATAAAAGAAGAACTATAAACTATAATTAAAAAATATTTGGAAAAGTAAAACAAGATTTTTGTATTTTAATATCTTCATCAAATTTAGGAATACTCTATGTATTTTTAAGATTTGTAGTTACTAATTTATTATCTAATTTTTAATACCTTAAAAATTAAATACTATATATAATATAATATTATTTTAAATAAACTTTTATTTAATAACTAATTAGTGTAATTGTTACACTACCATTATCTTTATTAGTAACTGCTAAATTATTAACATTTTCTGAATTGATGTATGAACCACCACCACCTCCTCTACCATTAATACTATCATGATAAGAACCACCTTGACCTCCTGAATAACCACCACCACCACCTCCTATAAGAAATAGACCACCACCTCCTCCACCAAAACCACCATTTCCTCCTAAACCCCCCCCCCCACCTCCAATTCCATCACTATATTTAAACGACCCTCCACCTCTACTATTATTACCTCCATTTTCTCCTGATGTATTAAAACCTCCTCCACCTGAAGCAGGTGGATTTCTATTATAAATATCAGTGCCTTTATTACCACCATTACCATTAATTCCTCCTCCATGATCATGCATGCCTGTACCATTTTGAGTTGTATTTGCTGGAAAACCTTCAAGGTCTGGTAAGTGCCCCTTATAGTTACCACTACCACCACCACCACCTCCAGCTATTATTAAAATATTATTATCAGATTTTACAACAAATGAACCTCCGCCTCCTCCACCACTGATTTTTCTTTCAGCATCATTGCCCATACCTAATGTTCCTCTTTGTCCTACTAAAATTTTTATTACTTCATTTTTTGATAATGAAAATGTTCCAGTTATATCTGCACCCAATCCACCTCCACCAAAATTTAAACCGCTAAACCAGTGATCTTTAGCAGCCTTATCACTTTCACCTCCACCCCTAGCTCCCAATGCTTGTATTTTATAAGTACCCGTAACTGGAACTTTCCATTCTTGTATACCTTG